CGCTCGATTTCGATTACGATGTATTCAAATCAAATATGAAATCGGCAAATATTCCGTGTCGTCGTGTGATTAAATCTTATGACGAAATCGCGCGACTTATTTTACTGTATACTTCTGCACCGGAAGGTTCGGCCAAAGTACACATGACACTTAGTGATGCAAACACGCGGAAGAAAAGGACGGCAATAGCGCGCGGGATTACTGCCACAAAAATAGGCGAGTTTGTGTCATTTAATGATATCTCTAACCAACAACATAACGGTTCCAATACACCAAGAACACCATGTGCTATTCTTGGCGGGCAGACTAGACGTCGACGACTACGATAGTCTACCACTTACTCTTTTTCACATTAATCTTGGGCGCCTTACTGTTCTTCGCTGCAGTTGGATCGTATGACTGCTCTCCTTCATCGTCAGAACCGAGATTTTTCGAGATTTCCCAGAACTCCTTACTGCCCAGCTTGAAAGGCCCGTGCTGTTGTGCCTTATACCAGAAGATTTGATCTTGTAATTTGTTCGACTTCGCATTATTATTTATGACCAGACACTCATAATTCTCGGTACACTGATCCATGACCTGAGTAAAGCTCTCAAAGGTGGGGAACATACCCGCATAATTGTCATAGATTCGCTTACGGTTCGCAATATATGGTTCACGAAGAATAAAAACGTAGTCGATATTCGTGCGGAGATTTGGAGGGATACCAAGCGGATATTGCATTGTGATAACCAACATGATCTTCCAGTGACGCCCGTTCATGAAGAGGAGGCGCATCATGACATCCTTCGTCCATTTGTTATCATACAGACAATCATCCAACACAACAAATGTACGCGGATCAATGGACGACTTCTTATACATATCCTGTTCCTTTTTCACCTGTTTCAAGACTGCTTTTTGACGCTTTAGAATATTTTCGATAATGGCGGTATTATACGCATCATGAATGAAGAGTTTGGGCACATGGGCTGCAAAGAAACCGTTTCCTGCTTCTGTTCCAGAGATGACTGTTCCGATGGGAATATCCTGATGATGAAACATGAGGTCCTGTACAAGAAAACTTTTACCAGTATCACGACGACCAATGAGAACGATAACGGGGCCCTTGTTTTCATCTGGCCGAAAACTAATTGCCTTCATGTCAAATTTCGCTAGTTCTAAATTCATGTTGTTAAGGACTATAACTATGAAACGTGTTTTTGTGTAATAAAAATGAGATATATTATTTTTGTTACATTTTTACGAATGGAATGATCGCCCGTTTAAAATGAATATAAAACTTCTATTTATCAATCATATTACATATTACATTTAGGAACAAACATGTCTTCAGCATTCCAGCTTCATTACAGAAAACATAAATATACCCCTGATACAATTGAACCTGCATTATTGTATGATATCCAGAATTATATCCCTATCTATTCACGATTCTTTGATATCAATGAAACCAATTATAACGGAATCCAATTGAACCAAAAGTATTATTTACAAAATATTATTTCACATCCATCGCAAATTATGGAGGGTGACCGTTCCGATGAACATGACCACGACCGCGAGACCCGCTCTTTAAACCATCTTGAAACCGTGATTGCTGACGACAACGGAAATACGAACAATGTCCCAATGTTTGTGAAGTATTCGCCCCTATTGGATCCGATTCGTTATCTCTCTGGTAAATACCAGGTTCATCAGAATAAGATGCATACTCTTCCTAAATACAATTCAACTCTAGAAGAGTGTGAAGAAAAAATGCTGAACACGAACAATACATCGTATGTGGATGGGTTCTTCTCGTATTTAACAAGTCGCACACTTCACACACACGGTATCGTTCATGGTGTCGATTATTATGGTAGTTATTTATGTAAACAACGCGAGTTTTCTACCAATATATTCGATGATATTGATTACCTGGTAGGATGTTCTTTTTTCAATAACTATGAAAACGACCTTTTTTCGATTGATTATTCGCAATTTGGAGACGATGTAGAAGGTGATCTCTCGGATGTAAATATTAGTAAGATGATGAAGATCCGACACAAGATGAAACCACTCATTGGTGTAACTGATACTGATACAGATAGTTATCTAGAAAATACAGAAGATTATCATAATATGAAAACTAGGATCAACATATTAGAAAATGTATCAGAGTCCGATGTCATATTAGATACAGAGACGATTATACCAATGGAAGTGACCGCTTCTGTAGAAGCTGTTTCGAGAGAATTGGAAGTCGTTGATTTGAATGTTGAACAAGACAACGAGATTGTTGTTTCAAATACACTACATCCTAAAAATCAAACAAGAGATCGCGATGATATGAGTGATAGTGATTCATCGCAATCAAATTCGTCATATACTACGATAAGTGATGATGATGAAAATGCTGATGTTGATGATAACGAAAAGGATCATCATGGATCGATACAGGTAGACGATTCAACATTTGCAAAAGATAGTGATAATGACAGTAATAGTCATAGCGGAAGTGGAAGTGGAAGCGACAGTGGAAGTGGAAGCAGAAGTGGTAGCAGCAGCGGCAGCGACCGTGGAAGTGAAACCGGAAGTGACACCGGAAGCTACGACAGCGACGATGAACAAATTATCGTGAAAATCAAGAACTTTCCTATTCAGGCAATCCTTCTTGAAAAATGCGTAAGCACACTCGACCGTATTATGATGATGGACGAATTGACGAAAGAAGAGTGGTCGTCTATTTTATTCCAAGTGATCATGACACTTGTCATGTATCAAAAAATGTTTGAATTTACACACAACGATCTTCATACGAATAATGTTATGTTTATTGAGACGACAGAAGAGTTCATTTACTATCTATACGAAGAGCAATATTATAAGGTTCCTACGTATGGCCGCATCTTCAAGATCATCGATTTCGGCCGCGCAATCTACAAATTCCGCGGTGAACTCATCTGCAGTGACAGTTTTCACCCGAAAGGTGACGCAGCTACCCAATACAACTTTCCACCGTATTATAACCCGGATAAACCTACTGTAGAACCAAACTACAGTTTTGATTTGTGCAGATTCGCGTGCGCACTATTCGATTATTTCATCTATGATCTGCGTAAAGTAGAAAAACTCTGTAAATCAGACCCGATTATCAAGTTGATTGTGAAATGGACAACCGACGATAAGGGGCGTAATGTTCTCTACAAATCGAATGGTGAAGAGAGGTACCCTGACTTCAAACTCTACAAGATGATTTCGAGATCGGTTCATGGTCACATTCCATCCAACGAGATTCATAATCCGTTGTTTGATACGTATAAGATAACACATAAAAAATATAAAAAACATGCAGCATTGTCGGCGAAATTCTTGAAAGATGGCCGAAACACTCATATTGTAATGAATGTTGATACATTACCTAATTATTCTGGTGGCTGTTCAGAAACCTCGCCCGGTGAGCAGGAAGTCCATTCTTCGCAATAAATTCGATATTCCTCATCGTCCATCCCATGCTTGCGCCAGAATGACCGGTTTCCATATTATCTTGAACCAGTGTAATCAGGCGGTCGTCGCCGCCACTGAACATGAACCCGCGGTCGGAAGGTGGACTGTAATTCGAAAGATGGGTCCAAACACTCTTCGCATCACATCGGACCTGGGGTAGTAGACCGGCGCGAATAATCGCGCGCATTCCGTCACGAATCATATTCGCAGAATGATTGTCATTCAAATACGAGAGGTCACAATCTCGAACAGCGTCCAAAGTAAGAGGCCAGTATTCTTCTTCAGAGACGGGACGTTCCAAATGAGAAGGTACGGTAACAGACACAGATTCAGGGGCGACAGTAGATTCAGAAGACATTATAGCGAATGAAGTGAGCGAACGATGTAGACGATTAAGCGATGCATACAAATTATCATAAAAACAACAAATCAATTTTTTGTGTTTATGCAGGGGATTAGTATTTCAATTTCGGGCAATCATTTTGTCTAATATGACACCCACGACGACACCAAGTGACAAACTACCTGACATAAAACCAACAATTGCAGTAATCAATGTAATTATCCATCTACGATCGAATGACTGCGGTTTTATTATACTATCCCAATCACCCGTTTTATATACGACGAGTAACATAACACCGACGACTGCAGCGATTGGAATTTCATTTATAGCGCGGCCAAAAAATAGACATATCACGATAAATAGAACACTTGTGATCACTGATGAAAACTGGGTTTTCGCGCCATTGGCTAAGTTCAATTTGCTTTGACCAACCAATACACAACCACCAAACCCACCTGTTATTCCAGTAGCCATATTCGCGATACCTTGGACAAGACTCTCACGGAACGAATCACCCTTCAATCCTAGCGTGCTTTCTGTGTCTCTCACCATAATCAGCGACTCCAAGAGTCCAGTAAATGCCATTGCTGCTGAGAATGGTAACATTTTAATAAGACTTTCCACATCATATTTTATGTTTGACGAATACACTGAATCCAATGAAATCAGAGAAGGTAACTCTGAATTTACGGCACCAATATCTTTCACGCGATCAATATCATAATACTTTGTAAACATATAGATAAACGCAGTTATTGCAAACATTGAAACAAGGCCGCCTGGTATGTGAATGTGCTGATCTTTGCTGTGTGTTATTTTAATAACGCCAAAAAATGCAATCAATGTAGAAATAATCGTAAAAAGAGTTGTATTTGCCATTTTTAATCCAGTCAACCATTTATGTTCCTTATCTTTAAAGTTATCGAGTTGATGAATTGCGATAAGTCCAGCCAATGCAACTAAAAACCCCGACATAATATGTTTGGGTACATATGTCACGTATTTATAAAGACCTGTTACTGCTGCCAAAATCTGAATCGCACCGCCTGCAATCACAGTTGGGATTATATATTCTTTACCGAGCAATGCCGATACACCAGCAATAGAAGTAGCAACTGCTGCGGTTGATCCCGAAATCATCGTCGGCATTCCTCCGAATAATGATGTAATGAGTGACATTACCATCGTATTTTTTATACCAGTATTTGGCGTTAACCCCATAATAAATGCGAACGCAATAGATTCAGGAATCAATAATAATGCAATCGTGAGACCGGATAGAAATTCATTGATGAGTTGTGTGGGTGACGACGCCGTTATGGAATTCATTTTAGAACTCAGTAAAACTAGTATACTATTATATCATCCTATAATAATATATTCGATTCGATTTCATTACATTACATTCTATATATGTCCTTTGCAAACACAGTTGCTATATTAGCACCCATCGTGAATTGTATTCAACTCTTTCCACAATTATACAAATCATACCAAACAAAGCATGTCGAAGATTTATCACTTTACTCGTTATGTCTACTGCTACTGACAAGTGTATTATGGCTACTTCATGGTTATTTCATTCAAGATACATCCCTTATGACGGCTGGTATCATAACAGTCACTGTAAACGTATTACTTCTTGTGTTGTTTTTTAAGTATCATCACCAGAGATCGTAATCCAATATAAACGTTACATCTGTTATTTATTTATTGCGATTGTATATACGATGGCACGTGATACGATAAAAATCGAAGGCGTTACGTATGACATAACCAATTTTAAGCATCCTGGCGGTAATATCATCAATTATGCCAAGAATTCTCCTGACGCAACTGAAATATTCCGTGAGTTTCATCATCGATCCACCAAGGCTACCAAGGTTCTTCGATCATTGCCGGTGTACCACGACGGGGACGGCGACGCTGACGGCGCTGACACGTTTATCGAACGTTCGCATTTGCTCACTGAACGCCAGCAAGAAATGACAACGGACTTCCGAGAGATGCGCACAAACCTCGTCAACCAGGGGTGTTTCGAGCCCGATTATATCCACGTTTATTTCCGTATGCTAGAACTCGCATTTTACTTTGGTCTAGGAACATGGTTCGCTTCTTATAATATTTACGCATCTATTCTCTCGTTCATCGCATTTAAGACGCGTTGTGGGTGGGTACAGCATGAATGCGGACATCTGAGTTTCACAGGTATCCGCCCGATCGACCGCGCAATCCAAACCTTTACAATGGGGTTTGGTGGTGGAGTCAGTTCGTCTGTATGGAATTCAATGCATCAAAAACATCATGCAACACCACAGAAAGTGAAACATGATATCGACCTGGATACGACACCGTTCGTAGCATTTTTTAATCGCGCATTTGAAGACAATACGAATGGAAAAGTGAGTGCGCGATTTATGAATCGATGGTGGATGCGATTACAAGCATGGACATTTTTGCCCGTAGTAAACGGAATATTGGTTCATTTATTCTGGACATATTATCTTCATCCGAAGAAGGTATTTAATCGAATATGTTCTGCCAAAACGAGAGAAGTATATCTAGAAACAGCATTTGAGGCTATTTGTATGTCAGGATCCCATATTGCATTACCGATCATTTTTTATAACGGTGGTGTTAGTGGCGGGGGCTTGATTTGGTGTTATTTTCTATTGATGATTGTAAACTTCTGGAATTTCATCTACCTTTTTGGTCACTTCTCTCTTTCACATACATTTACTGGCGTGATTCCGGAAGACAAGCATCTTCTATGGTTTGAATATGCAGTTTATCACACGGTGAATATATCTACCAAATCACCGATGGTAACATGGATCATGGGGTACCTTAATTTTCAGATCGAGCATCACCTGTTTCCATCAATGCCGCAGTATAAAAATGCGATTGCTGCGCCATATGTTCGTGCATTTTGTGAGAAATGGTCACCGGACCTCAAATACATTGAACACTCATACAAAGAAGCATGGTGGTTGATGTTATCCAACTTGAATCAGGTTGGAAAACACTATTACGATAATGGTGTTTCTAAAGACGATAGCAATCACAATGACAATGACAATGGCAATGACAATGGCAATGACAATGGAAATGAAAACAACCGTTCTCCACGTGATTCACCTACATCTCCTGTAATTTTGTCAAGTGAGCATGACCATTTAGATTGATATTAATCGATCGTGCCGCTTGGATGATTTACTTTAAAATCCGGGTGTGTCTACAAATACAGAAGGGGTGCTAGTGGTTCCACTACTTGCACCTCCGCCACCCATAATATTACCCATATTATCAAATTGATTCAACACAAATAACCCGATTACGCCTGAAATACAAACCATAATCGAGTCACGTAAAAGTACTTTAACGGGTTTCTGGTTTTCTGGATCAACAAAACGCATTTCCATAAACTTCAGTAAAAAATACACAACGGCTACAACAAGTCCGGTAATAACAATTTTAGTAGAGTCAACCATGTTTGTATATAATTCTAAATAGACGTATATACATAGAAATTCACTTATTTATAATAATTTATACGAATTCATATACGACAGGATTCATCTATAACTATGTCTGGAACGCCATCATCACTGGGGGATAGCAAACATACATGACACCACCAGCAATGGCTAAAAAAGCGAATGAAAATATGAATATCAGCAAATCAATCACAACAATATTATTGTACCACTTCTTCTCTTCCTCGCTCTCTTCGTCGTCCATACGATCAGACTATTCGTATTACTAATATACTGTTGTGTATTATTTTTGACATGTTATACACAAATGCCAACCTAATTTTTGTTCTAGTGTCCTAAATATCTCTTGTGGCATATGCTCAAACCATGCTTCCTTTTTATACTGGTATTGTTTGTATTCTGCGATTTTGTATGGAAAAATATGCTCTTGTCGAATCTGCATGTTTCTAAACCGATTGAACATTTGATATAGTTGCTCATTCGTATAGGTAAATGCAACTGGACAGTTCGATTGGGCCTCATATTGATCTAATCCACTATCTATCATCATCTTTTTCCAAGAATGTTCGGCATAGACCATAATTTTTAGTGTACCTCCCGGTTTCAGTAGGTATAAGCAATTGTCTATTATTTTTTGGGGATCGGGAGAATGATGTATGACACCAAATGAATAAATCAAGTCAAACTCGCGACCCACAATCGACAAAGCATCCAAGTTTTGTGCATCTATGTTGAAAAATGAGCCTTTCAATCCGAATATATCAAAACGTTTTCTTGTTATTTCAAGTGATACGTCGGATAATTCAATCCCTGTATAATCGGCACCATGTTTGGCGAAATTGACGGCATCTGTTCCTATGCCACAACCGATTTCTAGTACCTTTTTACCTCTCCATTTATCAAATTCGACGAAATCGGGAATATGGGATTCAACAAAATATTTCCGCTTTTCGACTTCTTCAAAATATTCTCTCGTGCCAACCTCACAAGACGAATGTTTTATATTACACGGTTGCTTATTCCAGTAATTGATAACTTGTTCCATCTTATAAGTTATCAACATGTGCTATATTTAAATCAAGATATTATGCCAAGACCTCAATATCATCCAACAGTGGCGGTGCATTGATCGTTTGCATATCATTCAATGTATGAATATCAAGTGTATCTAATTTAATATCTCCGCCAATTTGTAATCTTCCGCTATCGTCACTATCGTCGTCAGCTTCTTCCTCATGTGATGCATATTCATTCTTTCTCTCGCTTGCATCTGTTTCAAAGGTTCGCACTTGATTCTCACCAAATGATACACCACTGCTCGTTACTGCGATAGAGTTTGACTCTGAATTGTTGTTATTGTCATTCGAGGAGCTTCCATTTAACTCACCGACAAAATCTAAATTATCAACTGGGCTAGATGATGAAGCATCACCCCCTTCATTTTCAGCATCATCGTTGGATATACGCTCGCGGTGTCTTCGACGGCGAGTGGATGAATGTGCCCGACGCCTCGCCGAGAGATTGGCGTCCTCTTCCGAGAGAATCGGCTCTTGTTTGATGACCTCTTCATTTTCAGTGACTTCAACAACATCTTCGATGGTTTCTTCTAAATACATCCTGATCAAATCTTCTACCGGAATATTATCGCGAATCGTATTATAGATGCATTCCTTCACGATGATTTCAAACTCACGATTATTGCGTTGCGTATGAAGAGGAAGAATACCCTTCTCGAATATATACACGTTCGAATACAGTTTTCGGGCAGTATTCACGTATATTTTATGGATGAAATCCGAAAGCTGGGGTATTTTGATATCCACCTTCTTCTGTTTACTACCTACACGCATAACGGTCATACACTTCAGGTGAATAATATGGACGCATGTAATCAAATCCTCTAAATACCCACAGGTACTACGTTCTTTAATACGAGAAGTTTCTTCTTTGATGATATTTGGGTTCCACTTTGGAACTCTCGAGAGAAGATTCTGAAATGTCATAAGATACTTGTCTTGTTCTTTGTTTCCAACACACAGTTTTACGGCTTCATCTAAGATAGACCGAAATCCCTCTTGAACCAATGGGGTAAGAATATTCACAAGACGTGACGCCCATTCATTCTTAGATTCATAAAGAGAAGTGACTGAATAATCGTCCATGACGTAACAACAACGCGTAGGTGTAATGGAGTATTACATAAATGAAATATTTTCTAAACTCATTTTACAACGAAATACAATAAAATGAAGTAAATAAAGAATTAAAAGTTTTTCATTTCTAAACTCTTTTCGTACTTTATCAAACATAATAAGAAGTTCATATCTTTTCAATTCAATCATGTTGGGATATGTATGAATAAAATCAATAATGTCTAAAGCGGAATATCCTTGTTCATACAATGAAACAGACAAGTCCAAAATTTTTGCGTAGTCATCGCATGATGTATTTTCTGCTTGATTTGCCGGAATGATCGGTTTGGTCGTCGTCGTCGTCGTCGTCGATGTATTCTCAATATAACTTGGGTGAATATGTATCAGTTCATATAAAGAACAATCTCTCGATTTGATGATTTTGTATGTATCGCATGCTTGATCTGCAAAGTAAGTATGTAGATTTACCGGCGGTGATCCAAATGTTAATGTAATTGGCTCAATCGGAGTTTCGATCTCTGTTGGATCTATATCTACGTCAGGGGCGTATCTCGTAATGACTGGTGGCGGAATATAGATATCACAGAAACGAGATAGAATCGGTTTGAGTAAACTATCTTTGTTTTCAACCACAATGAAAAATCGGGTTGACGAACTAAATAATTCGATGCATCGACGTAATGCAGACTGTGCATCTATTGTTAGTTTATCTGCATTTGTCAGTATAACAGATTTGAAGATGGCGCCTTCTTTGAAGTCAATATTTGTTTTTGCAAAAAACTTCAACTCTTCACGAATGAATCGTATCCCCTTGCCATGTGCACAGTTTGCGCGCATTACGTAATTTTTTATAGCAGTTTTATCCCCATCATAAACAGAATGAATAAACTTGTTCAATATATACGTTTTTCCGGATCCATGAGGCCCATAAAAAATGATGTTTGGGATTTTTCGGTTTTTAATGAATACGTCTAGTTTTTTATGAATATTTTTATGAAAATCTGGCAGTTCAGATAAAGTTGTCATTATTACAATATTGTTTGTCGTTGTAATAATAATACATGTTCGTTTAATTCAATTATACGAATATAATTTGTATCAAATATTGACAGGTGATTCAAAAGCACTTACTCCTGGTATATTACCGGGAATAGAACCTTTCAGAGCATTTTTAGCAACCGCTGCGGCTTCATTTTTCAAAATATAATTATTTGTTGTATAATAATATCTCTTCGGAATTCTTGAATCAGATGCTCCGGCAGGTCCTGCTACTCCTACTGTTCCTCTTCCTCTTCCTCTTCCGGTTCCCTGACCTTGAATTGCCCTTTGTACCGGTGCGGCTGACTGTGAACCACCCACTTTTGCCGTCGGGAACTTGGATGCATCTCCTGTAGCTACATTGATTGGTGAAGATATGCCAGCTAATGTTTTACTTAAATACTCGTAACCTGCGATACTTTTACATCGGTTAACATAATCGATAACATTTGCTCTTTCGGATTGTGCTGGATTACTGCCAGTATTTCTATTGTACAATGTATCCAGCCACCCGCTAAATTGATTGTTATCATACGCGCTAATCTCACTATAAACACCTTGTTCTGGTGTAGGTCCCTGACATTTACCATTTCCACTCGTCGTGTAATCTCTAAGAATACAATAAGACTTATCGGTCCGATCACATTTCGACGCAGTAGATGCACTATTCAATATCGGCGCAGCGCTGATCGTATTGGTGGCTGCAAATAATTTTGCTTCTGCTGCAAGTTTTGCATCAAGAGCTGCCTTGGTTTGACCCGCTGTACCTGCACGAGTTCTAGCAATTGCTTCAGATGTACTTTTTGCGTCTGCAGCTGCTTTGGCTCGAGCAGCATTTGCTTTTTCATTGAGTGCGCTAGCAATAGCTTCTGAATTCACTTTTGCTTTTGCTATAGCATCTGCTTTAGTATTAGATTGTTCAGTTATCTTAGCTTGTAAGTTTGCTCTGGCAGCAGTAACTTCTCTTTCATGATATGCTAATTTCTCATCTGCTTCTTTTTTGGCATTCTCTGCTATTCTTAATTTAGCTATGGCAGCATCTTTATCTTTCTTATTGTTTGCAAGCGAAACCGCCGTCTGAGCTGAAACAAGTGCATTTGATTTATTTGTTGCATCTGTTTTTGCTGCTGCATGTGCAGCTATCTTAGAATCTAATGTTCTTTTTGCTTCTAATGCGTTTTTTTCAGCACTAGTAGCTTTTGCTTCGGCAGCAGCTTTTGCTTGAGCAGATGCTTTTTCTTTAGCTTGTGCTTTTGCTTCTGCTTCTGCTTTGACGAATGCTTGTTTTTGTGCATCAAAAGCAGATTTCATTTCTACAGTTGATTTTGCTTCTGCAATAGATTTAGCTTGAGCTGCTGCTGCTACTGCTGCTGTTGATTTGGCTTTTGCTTCTGCGTTTGTTTGAGCAGCAGCTTTTGAAGCTGCAGCTGCTTTGGCTTGTGTTGCTGATCTTGCATCTGCAGCTGCTTTATCATCGGTTCTCTTCTTTTCGTCGGCTTTGGCTTTTGCTTCTGCGTCTGCTTTAGTTTTGGCGGCCGCGGTTGTTTCAGCGGTAGCTTTTGCTTGAGCCGCCTTCTTTATTTCTTCTAACACTTTCGCATCTGATATTTTTTTGGCGTCTGCAGCGGCCTTGGCTTTTGCTTCTGCTTGCGCTTTTGCAGCAGGAGTTCTAGCTTCGGCTATCATCTTTTGAAATGCTGCAAGTTGATCAGCTTTTGCTTTGGCATCGGCTTTGGCTTTTGCCTCTGCAGCTGCTCTTGCTTTGGCTTCGGCAGCAGCTCCGGCAGCTGAGGCTGCTCTAGTCTTCGCTTCAGCATCTGCTTTGGCTTTGGCATCTGCTGCTGCTTTTGCTTCGGCGGCAGCTTTTGCTTGCGCTGCTGCAAGTGCATCTGCCTTAGCCTTAGCTTCAACTCTGGCTTTGGCCTCTGCTGCTGCTTTTGCTTCTGCGGCTGCTTTGGCTTTTGCTGCTGCAAGTGCATCCGCTTTGGCTTTGGCTTCTACTGCTAACCGTTTTTCGTTTTCTTGTTTTAGTTTGGCTGCAATTTCTGCATCAGCTTTTGCTTTGGCTGCGGCTGCTACTTTTGCTGCTGCTTCTGCTGCTGCTTTTACTCGTGCTTCAGCTTCTGCCTTGGCTTTCGCTGCTGCTTCTGCTTCTCTTTGTTTTTGTGCATCCCGTTCTGCTTTAGCTTTTGCAGCTGCGGCTGCTTGTCTTGCTTTTTCTGCGTCAGCATCTGCTTTTGCTTTTGCAGCTTGAGCTGCTCTTGCTCTGGCTTCTGCAGCTGCTTTTTCTGCTGCTGTTTTTGCTGCTGCTGCTGCTGCTGCTGCTGCTGCTGCTTGTCTTGCTCTTTCTGCTGCCGCCGCAGCAGCAGCAGCTTCTGCCCGAGCTCGCGCTTCTGCTTCTGCTCTAGATCTGGCAGCAGCAGCTTCTGCTTGTCGTTGTCTCTCAGCTGCTGCGGCTGCTGCTGCTCTTGCTGCCGCTGCTTGTCTTTCTCTTTCTGCCTGAGCAGCAGCTGCTCGTTGTCTAGCAGCAGCTTGTTCCCTTGCGCGTCGTTGAAATATCCACCAAAATCCTTCAACCATTTTTGGTTTACCAGAAATTGGTGCTAACAATTTACTAAATTCAGTATCTGGATATGTTCGTGAAAACCATATACTCATTATGATTACTAAAAACAATACAAATGCGATTGTATGTGTACTTTTAGAAACTTCTGTTAAATCCATGTAATACTGTATTGAATAATATGTGATAAGTAACTACTATTGCTTATAATATATATGATAAAATAAATGATAATCATGGTTATAAATTAATAATTATAAACATGAATGCAAAATAAGATATAGTCGTATCTATTTATATATTAATCTTTGATTCATAAGGTACAACTGGTGTTGATGTAGTTCCAAGTGTTCCTTTCGATGGGTTAAAAATAGAAAGATCTGATTTTTCATCCATGATGTAATTGTTTGTTGTGTAGAAATAGCTAATTGGCGCTGCACATCCTGGCTGTATATCCATAGCATTAGATGCTACTGTCGGACCTGTAGCGGCTATAGGTGTGGGTGAACCGATTGGTCCAGCCATTGCAGTTGTCACTGCTCCTGCTTGTACTTGGCCTTGAGCTGCTTGCATTTGATTTTGGGCAGTTTGTACTTGGGTTTGGGCTTGAGTTGCTTGTACCTGTGCTTGCGTTTGTGCGACTTGTGCTTGCGATGGAGGTTGTCCTTGCAGTGCTGGTGCACCAGGAGTAACTTGTCTAATTCCTGCTGCCGTTTGTGCAACACGTGGGGTGGCGCCAGCTGGTCGTTGGCCTATTTGTCTTATACTTCTAGCAGGTGCACCGGCACCGGTAGGTCGTTGGCCCATTTGTCTTGTACTTCTAGCAGGTGCACCGGTACCGGTAGGCCTAGCTCCAGTCATAGAAGGTGCTCCAGGCTTAGCTCCAGTCATAGAAGGTGCTCCAGGCCTAGCTCCAGTCACAGGAGGTGCTCCAGGCCTAGCTCCAGTCATAGAAGGTGCTCCAGGCCTAGCTCCAGTCACAGGAGGTGCTCCAGGCCTAGCTCCAGTCACAGGAGGTGCTCCAGACCTAGCTCCAGTCATAGAAGGTGCTCCAGGCTTAGCTCCAGTCACAGGAGGTGCTCCAGACCTAGCTCCAGTCATAGAAGGTGCTCCAGGCTTAGCTCCAGTCACAGGAGGTGCTCCAGGCCTAGCTCCAGTCATAGAAGGTGCTCCAGGCCTAGCTCCAGTCATAGAAGGTGCTCCAGGCCTAGCTCCAGTCATAGAAGGTGCTCCAGGCCTAGCTCCAGTCATAG